CGATACGGACTTCAACGTCAATGAAACGCTGGACCGTATTTTTGGCGGTCATTGGGAGCTCGATGCCCCACCGGGCGAAAACGAGCAGGGTGTCTTAATTTGGCGGAAACAGCCTCAAATTATTTTCTTGTCGCCCCCTTGACCGGCAAATAGTCGGTGCTAGATTGATTGGTGTGAGGGGCGCGGTGCTCCTCGCAAACAGAAAGTGGATGAGAAGATGACTGATTATGCTGTTACGGTAGAGCGAGTTCTCCCGAGTGACTGCGTTGAGAACCAGGGGGCGGTCGACGCGGTCGTCAGAGTGCATGACGACGAGGGGAATTCAGTTGGTCAGGGCGAGGTGGCATTGTCGACCGACCGGGCTGGGAATCTGGTTGCATATGGCAGAACGCGCGAGCATTGGTTATCGCACGGGTTGGTGGGCCTGCCAGATGCGGCGCTAGATGAGATTGTCCGTGCGGTGCGCGCTGTAGTGCGTGGAAAATAGAGGCCACTGAGAGGAGCCGCCTGTCTCATCTACGGGCGGCTCCGCTCAACCGACACCTAGCTGCGGGTGAGTGGGATGCGGCGCGGTATGGCACCGACCGAGGAAAATCTGGTGCCAACTCAACTGAGCATGCGAGGAGCTGGAGCTCCGTATGATGCGTGTAGGTTCGAATCCTGCCAGTTGAACTATAAATAATTTGAGCGAACACCTTGACTAGGTCTATTTGCGGGTCTATATAAATAGACATGAACAACGCGGACAATATGGGGACGGCGGCAGACGGACTCGCGGCGGCTCGGGCAGAACTCGACGCCAAAATCAAGAAAGGGCTGGCGACTCGGAACCGAGGATGAGAAAGGAAGGGGGGCTACGCGCCCCCTTGCGTCAAAAGACAGCGTTGTCATTTTAACGCGTTGCAAGAAAATGTACTCGTGTTTTGCCACTGAGCAGCGATGCTGTAGTCGCTCCGATGAGGGGCCGTGCGGTGCGAATCCGACAAGTGGCGCTCCCGCAATTTCGCGGGCATAAGGAGCGGACAATGTAAGCAAAAACTCGACGCGTCTACGGCAATGACCCCCCAGTTGTTGCTACCCCCGAGAGGGGGATTGGGACGGTAGCTCAGAAGGAGAGCGTGCAGCAGTGCTTGGTATCACGCTGCGAGGTCGCTGGTGCAATCCCAGCCCGTTCCACACTCGGACTCGATGAAGCCAACTTGACACGCGGCTGATAGAGCGAGGGTCGGTGGTGTTAGTACACTCCCTATGGCACCGAGGGACAATCAGGCGCCAATGCGATAAATGAGGTACGGGGATGCTGCCTTTATGGGAATGACCAGCGGCGGACATCCGGGTGTTGGGTTCGAAGCCCGACTATCGCACTGGGCATCGGTAACCCATGACGCGCTAGCATGTCTTGTGGGCGAGTCCGTGTAAGCCCCTTCAATATAGCCCGCCGCACCACGAGATGGTGACTCTGAGGGCTTCCAGGGAACGCGGCGCTAGAGCCCTGGCGTGTGACTCCCCACGTAACACCTGACCAACGGTAGGCCAAATGAGAGTAGCCGTGACAGTCCGGAGAGACGGACGCTATTTATTTGCTCAGAGTTCTTGACTCCCAAATATTTAGAGCTATTCTCTACTCTATGAACACCGCAAACACTGCAACGAACGCCGCCGAGAAATGATCTATAATCCTCAGGCCCACGGCGCGCGGTGCGACATCTGCCCGCTCGCCGGGGCCGTTGTCGTTCCGCCCACTCCGGCTACCAACAGAGTGCGACTCGTCATCGTGGGTGAGGGGCCGGGGCGCATCGAGGAGAAACTTGGTGTGCCGTTCGTGGGACTCTCCGGCAAGTTTCTCGATGAGCGACTCCGCCGAGATGCCAAAGTCCCGCGGGGTGACTGCCATGTGACTAATGCGGCGCTTTGCCGCGGAGAGAGTGATGACGACAACGAACGTGCCGCGGAATGTTGTGCTCCTCGTCTGCTCACGGAGCTTGCAGCCCTTCCGCGTTCTGCGCCTATTGTGGCGCTCGGCAAAACTGCAATGCGCTCCGTGTTGGGCGTGCGCAACATTCTTGTCGCACGTGGTTTTATTTGGTCGGCCCCCGAGATTGACGAAAAGGTCATCAAAGCTGCGTTCAAGTCCAAAACGGGCGGCATTCTACGCGGCGACACGCTGCGAGGCCGGGCGGCCTTGGCGATGCGACTGGTGCTACCGAGCATCCACCCTGCCTTCGTGCTCAGGGCGGACACGTGGAAACCCATTTCCGAGCTCGATTTTCGGCGCGCGGGTCGTATCGTGCGCGGAGAGACGACAGCCCCGTTCGAAGACGAATGCAATTACCACGTCGGCGGGCCCGAGGTCCTAAAACATCTGCTTCCTCGTGCGGTGTCCTGCGACATCGAAACGAATGGCATCAAACCGTTGGAATGTAACATTTTGAGCATCGGATTCTCAGATTCGTTCCAGAACGTGGTCGAAATTTGGCCGTGGCGAGATGCGTATGGGCCTGAGGTGGCGAAACATTTGGCGGGGTTGGAGCAGGTAGTGTTCCACAACGGGCAGAATTTTGATTTGCTGGTACTGGAGAATCATGGGGTGGTGTGGTGATTGAGCAAATATGGGGCCCTAGCCCTCTAGACTTCACCGTCGACAGCTCAAAGGTGCGTGTTCGTATGCGTTGGGTTGAGAAGAAGAGCGGCTGGTTGGCCGCCGTTCAGTGTCGCGAAAAATGCCCCAATATGAGGGGCAAGTACACTGTATGGTTTTGGAGCAAACAGAGTCCAAATCAGGCGTTGTATGGTGCCCTTGACGGTGCGGCAAAATCAGCCGTGTTCGCGGTGAGCCGGAGACAACTAAGCAGATGAAGTTTGCGAATTGTCACGACACTTTGCTCGCTCACCACGCATTCGCATCCCACCTTCCGCAGCGGCTCGACCACGTCGCTAGTTGCTACACTGACTCGAGGCCGTGGAAGCAAATATTCAAAGGTAGTTCAGAGGATGAGAAGGGCACGACGCCGGATAGGCTCGATGGCGATACACTCTGCAAATACAATGCGAGTGATGCAATTCTCACCATGTTCGCGTGGCAGCGAATGCAAGGCGATTTGCAGCCTGAGCGAGCTGTCTACGAGCATGACCGGCAGTTGGCGGCAGTGTGCCGCGAGATGCAGCGGACCGGAATTGGCGTCAACCTCGAGAAAAAACGGGAGCTTTCCGAGTCTCTATCGGTGCGTCGCGAGGCCCTCCGACGAGAACTCCAAAACATCGTCGGCGACCCGCTGTTCAATCCCGGCAAGCTCGATAGTGTCCGGTACCATCTATTCAGCCCGCATAGCCTCGGGGCACGATATGTCAAATTGACGCCAAAGGGCGCCGCGTCGACCGCCGACGAGACTCTCGAAGGACTGCGGATGAGCGGCAATACGCGGCACGCGGAGTTTGCGACCGCGCTTCTCACGTGGCGGCTGGTCGGCAAAATCAAGAGCACCTATTTGGATGCGCTGGGGGCGCCGGGGAAAAAAGGCGTTTTCATGCGCGGGGCGCGCGCGCACTTCAACTGGAAGCCGTTCGGGACTGTCTCTGGTCGATTGAGTTGTCGGTTTCAGTCTGTGCCGAGGTATCCAATCGGCGAGCCAAGCCCGCCACCGGAAGCGCGAGTCCGCGAGATTTACGTTCCGCGGCCCAGGCATACGTTCATCTACTACGACGTGAGGCAGGCGGAGATGAAACTTGCGGCATATTTGAGCAATGACCCGAATTTTATCGCGGCATGCGCCGGAGATGTGCATGCCAACAATGCCAAGGCGGTATTTCCAGAGATATCGGCGCGCGGATGGCTCGACGGCGATGCGAAGAAAGACGCCGCGCGCGGCAAGCAGTTTCGCGACATTGCGAAGAACCTTGGATTCGCCATCAGCTACTGCGCGGAGGCGGAGAAAGTCTACATGACGCTGCGGTCGAAGGGGTTCGATGTGAGCATGTCTGCCGTGAGCCTTATCCTCGACAAGCTCCATGCCGCTTACCGCGTGTACTACCGATGGGTCGACGCCAACCTCGCCCAAGTCCGCCGATGTGGATTTATGCGCACACCATTCCTGGGTCGCATACGTTGGTTGGGATGGTTCCCCAAAATCACCGATGTGGCCAACTATCCTATCCAGTCGGGCCTGGCCGACATCGTGAATCGGAGGACCATCGAACTGAGCAAAAGTCCCATCGGCCCGCACCTCGTCGCGCAGGTCCACGATGCTTGTATTTATGACGTGCCCAACAATATGCTAAATGTGGCGCAATCGTTGATTGCAGAAATTTGGTCTCGGCCTATTGACACTGCAGGTGGAAAACTTATTTTATCTATTGATTTAAAGCGCGGAGATAGATGGAGTGATTTATGAATTTGGGAGAAATGGCGGACGCGTTGATTGAATCTGGAGTGCTTCAAGTGGGGATATTGCCGATTGTTGAAAGTGAAATTGACGAGGCGCAAGTCAAACGAGACCGGAAAAACAAGGCGCTGCGTGAGAAGCGTGCTGCGTTGAGGGCTGAGAAGATGGCCGCCAAGCGGCCGTTGAAGCGACGCAGCGCCGGGCCGCGCAAGACTCCGAAGATGAAGACTCCGGCTAAGACGAGGTCCACCAAATCTAATCGTGGACCCAAGGGTTGGGCGCCCGAAGACCGGCGTCGAGACGGGTCCAAAAAATGGGGCAAAATGGTCCGCGCCAAGCGCTTGGAGCTCGGCTACACGCAGGCAGAATTTGCAACATTCTTCGGAATCAAGCAGCCTCATATGTGCAATTTGGAGAAAGGCACATTCAAACCGGGCGATAAAGTCAAGAACTTAATCGAGGCCAAGTTTTTCAAACAGGTTGGGCTCGGCAAACCGAGGAAGGGGGCGCCGAAGGCATGAACGCGCTCATGTGCTTCAATTGTGGGCGCGAGTGTGCGGCGCATCAGCAACACACCACGCCATGCTGCGAGGACCCTCGCGTCAAAGAGGTCGAAGACATCATCCGCTCCCCAAGCGGACGTCTCATTGACGTGAGGGAAATTGCATACGCCGCGAGCAAGCGCTAAATCAAACATCATGCCCGCCAACGGACCTACCGCCCTCAATGACCTCGTCATCCGCCGGATTGTGGATGCGCTCAAGCGCGGCAATACGCGGATAAATTCATGCCGCTTAGCGCGCGTCAACCCTTCGACGTTCGGTGATTGGCTGCACAAAGGTAAGGCCGGCCACCCCGATTACATCGCATTTGCGATTCAGATACGAGAGGCTGAGGCCATTGCGGAGGACGAAGTTGTCGAGAAAATTCGGACCGGGCAGCCAGGGTGGCAGGGGTTGGCCTGGTGGCTGCAGCGCCGCAATCGTGCGCGATGGGGTGACATCATCCCCGCTATCGAGAAGGCTCGGATTGAATCTCGGGCCGCAAACTCGCAATCGCTCGACGATGTGCCGCTCGCCGATTTGGAGCAGGCCATCCAAGATGCAGCCGAGCTCAAACGCAATGCGAACAATGCGGGTAAGAAAGAGATAGGGTAGGACGACGTGAGTCAAATCAAATTGGACCGAGTGGAATTTAAAGAGGCAATCAATGCGCCGGGGCGGGAGGTAGACCAATATCCCACTCGCGAGAAGGCGGTCGTGAGTCAGGCGGCGCCGAACAATCGTCTGAGCAGCAAGCAACATTTCAATCTCTGGCATGACGATGCCTACGTCTATGTGGGCCACCCGGACAATGCCGGAATGCCGGAGAAAGTGCCCATGAGCAATGTCCTCGCCATGAGGGAAACGCCGCTTGAGGGCAGCAAGCCTTTTGCCGATGGGGCGAAGAGCGGTGCCGCCCGAAAATGAGCTTCTTCGCGCTCGTCATTCTCATTTTCTGCCTCGGCGCGGCAACGCCATTGAGCATTCTCGTGGTGCGGCGCGAAGTGCTGCGGGCGCGGCGTGCTCAATGCGCATGGTGCCCACGACGGCTGCCGCGAGGGGCTTCGGGGGTATGTGACTTATGCCTCGAACAGACGACACGAGAGGGCGCAGCGGCGCCGGATGGGTGGCCAAAAGCATGAAGATAGAAATTGACGACGCGCTCATCACTCGACTGCACGAGGCCGAGAGGCGATGCGATGGGGCATTTGGCGCAATGGCGCAAGAGCGCGCTGCCGAGGTGCTCGGTCAGGTGGTTGACCAGATTGTGAGGGACGTCGTTGCCGCCATTCGTGTGATGGGCGTCAAGGAGCAATCATGAGCTTCATGCGCAAATTCGCCAGGCGAAATCGGCCACAAGGGAGCATCGTCCTCCCTCGCCCGGTCGCGGGGGGCGTGACGAATTGGCCCAAATGTATGATTTGCAAGGTGCCGGTATCTGCATATGGGTTGGAGAATGACACGGATTACGAGGTGGAAATTTGGGCGCGGTGTGACGGGCTGCAACAGAGCGTCGTGACTGGCGAGCGGGTGCAGGTGCATCAGACAATGAAGAGTAGCTGCACCATCATCAAGAAGGTCGGTTGGAGCGGCAATCGTCTGACAGACATCGTGGCGCGGCTCGCGTTTTTTGCGCCCGATGCCCTCTCCGAAGGTCGGGATTTTGAACAGACATTGACGTCGGAAGGCGTCGACAAGAGCAACTGAAACTCGAAAGGGCACGCAAATGCCACTCAAAAAAGGTAGTAGCAAAGGCGTCATTGGCGCCAATATCAAAACGGAGATTGAGGCGGGACGCCCGAAAGACCAGGCCGCTGCTATTGCATATAGCAAGGCCGGCAAAGGCAGGAAATCGAAGGGCAAGAAGAGGCCGTGATTGAGTGCCGCTCGCGCCATTACTCCGTTTGCCGCAGTGGCCGAGCTTCGGCGACGCCGGCTTATTGAATCCGGGTTGATGCCGCGCGAGACAGCGCACATGGTGCCGCATTTTCCGCATCCGAAGCAGCTGGAGTTTCTTCGGTTGACGGACCGCGAGGCGCTATTCGGGGGTGCCGCGGGCGGAGGCAAAAGCGACGCACTCCTGATGGGCGCCGCACAATATGTTCATGTGCCGGGTTACGCCGCCCTCATAATCCGTAAGACTTACAAGGACTTAGCACTCCCCGGCGCCATCATGGACCGCGGATTGCAATGGTGGCGGAACCGATTCGGCATCAAATGGAATGAAGATGACCGCCGGCTCACGTTCCCATCAGGGGCCACCATTACATTTGGCTACCTTGAATCTGAGAATGACAAGGACCGGTATCAGGGCGCGGAGATTCAGTATTTGGCAGTGGATGAAACTACCCAATTCCCTGAATCTCGCGTTCGATATTTGACATCACGGCTGCGGCGTCTCGCAGGCTCCAATGTCCCTATCCGCGCTCGATTCTCGGCCAACCCTGGCGGCATCGGCCATGATTGGGTGCGCCGCGGATTCGTCGAGGTCGGCGCCAAAGGCGCCTTCGTGCCCGCGTTGGCTCGAGACAATCCGAGTCTGGACCTCGGCGAGTATATGCTGACGCTCGATGTTCTTGACCCCATTACCCGCCAGCAATTGCGAGATGGTATTTGGGTACGAGATGGCGGCGGCTTGATTTATGGCCAATTTTCCGAGGACCGGAATTATATTGCCGCGAAAGATATCCCGATTCTCCAATACTATATTTGCGCGTTGGATTTCGGTGTCAACGACCAGAACAGCATCAACGTACTTGGGTGGCGTGACAATGACCCGTGTATCTATGTGCGGCGCAGCTATCGACTCACCGGGTTGACTGACGATGTGGCAGACGAAGTACGAGACCTCGACAAGATTTATCAGTTCGTCAAGATTGTGGGCGACGTCGGCGGCATGGGGAAATTGTTTCAGGCCGAGATACGTAAGCGCCGGCATCTGCCTATCGAAGCGGCCGAGAAGACCAACAAGATGGGCTATGTGAGTCTGCTCAATTCTGCCTTGGCGCGCGGGACCATCAAGGTGTGCTCCGATGGTAGCTGTACAGATTTGGTGGATGAGTGGCTGGAATTGCCCAAGACCGCCGATGGGGCGAAGGAGGCGCCGGGGTTCAAGAACCATGCAAGCGACGGTGTCCTCTATGGGTGGCGCGCATGCAACGCCTACAATGAGCAGCCCAAAGAGGAGCGCCCCGCGAAGGGGTCGCCGGAGGCGATTGCGGAAATGGCGGCGGAACTTGAGCGGCTTGCGTGCCGCGATGAGGAAGAGGAGAATGTGCAATGGGCAGTTTGACGGGTTGGGATTATTTTCCGTGGCCGGAAGAGGAGCAGCGGCTCCGCCAGCGAGTCAGCGTCATGCGGGAGCTCGGAGTCACCAGCGCATTCGGCGTCACCCTCGGGCCGGCGCCGAGGCGCCTTACGCCGTTGGAGAAACTCGAGGAACGGGCTGCTTCGGAGGATACGCCCGAAGCGCGTCGTGATGCGCGTGTAGAGGCTGCACGAGAAGAGATTCGAGCCAAGCTCGGAATCTGGGATTTATCGCCCGAGCAATGCGACAGGATGCTAGACCCGAAGGTTTTCGAGTTAGAATAAAACCATGCCCACCCTCTCCCCCACTGAAAAACTATGGTGGGTCCGCCCCGACGATGATACCGAGACCGAAGACCCGAAAGCGCACGAGAAATTGCGGGTGGTGTTGGACCATATCGTCCGGAACCAAGACCGCAAGCGCGACATGCTCCTCTACGGAAGCATGTATGCTGGCGGGATGCCGCCCGGTGGTGGTGGGCTCGCGGTCGACTCCTACGTCCGCTCAACGCCCGGTGTTGGTGGGTCGAAGCTCAGTCTCAATGTCAGCGCCAATGTGTGTGACGCAGTCGCCGCTCGGATATTTAGCAAATCTGAGCCGCGCGTCTCGGTGGCGACAATTGGTGGCGACTACGAGCGACAACAAGCCGCCGAGCAATTGGAGTACGGTATTGACGGCGTCATGCGCCAAACGGAGTATTATGAAAAGTCGGTCATGAAGGGGCTCGACGCGTGCGTATTTGGAACTGGGTTCAGCCGAATCCGCCCAAATTACGATGAGAAGAACGTCGATGTCCTCCGGATGATGCCGTACGAAGTCATCGTAGATGACGGTGAGACGATGACGGATGGCGGGACGTTGTGGGATGGCCCGAGATGTATTTATCTCCGCTATTACGTTGACCGCGGTGTGCTGATGCACCGCGCTCAAACACATGTCACTGAGGGGCAAAACTGGTATGCGGATGGTGACGACGCAACCATTGCATATAAGGTCGACCTCCTCGATAAGTTGAAGGGGCTACGAGACAACGACGCCGAATTTGGGTATCAGCAAACAGTCAATCGAGTGATGGTCGAGGAGGCCTGGCACCGGCCAAGCGGAGTCGGGGCGTCAGACGGCCGCTATGTTGTCGGCGTCGAGAATTGCACGCTCATCGACCGCAAGCTTGACGAGTACTGTAGTGAGTTCAGTTGGTACCGGTGGAAAAACCCCATCGTGGGTTTCTATGGGCAAGGTCTCGTTGAATGCGGCGCTGGAATTCAGGCTGAAATAAATAAACTCGTGCGCCAGATTCAAAATGGCCACCACCTGATAACGGGCCATTATTTGGTGGACATGGGGAGTAAAATCACTCTCTCACATATAAATAATGACTTGAGCACCATCATCCGCTATCAGGGCACGGCGCCGTTGTATCAGGCCCCGACTATCATCAGCCCCGAAGTCTATCAACACCTCTGGGGTCTCGTCGGGCAATACTACAAGCTCGCCGGTGTAAATGAGCAGGCAGCATCGGCGCAGCGCCCGGTGGGGCTCGACTCCGGCGAGGCGCAGCGCGTCTATGCAGACCAGCAGACAGAGACGCTCCTCGAGAAGGGGAAGAGATTCGAAAAGGTCGTTCAGAAAGATGGCTTGTTGATCGCCAACGCCGCCAAGTGCCTCGCCAAACACGGGACCTATGAGGTCCGCACCAAGGCGGATGACGGATTTCAAAGCATCGATTGGGTGGAGCTGGAAGACCCGGATGACTTCGTCACGTACGTAGAGACGACATCGGCGTTGCCAGGGACATTGCCCGGTAAATTGAGCACTGCGCAAGACATGATGCAAATCGGCGCGTTCTCCCCGCAGGATGTTGTCGAGATGGTCGGTATGGGTGACCTGATGCAAATACGCAAGCGAAAAGAGGCTAGCCGCAAGCTTGTTGAGAAGATGGTCGGGAGAATGCTCCGCGGCGAAGGCGGGTATGCGCCGCACCCATTTCTCAATTTGCCGGAGGCCGTAGAAATCGCGACAGAGATGCGAAACATGGCGGAGCTCAAAGAAGTGGATGATACCTATTTGAGTCAGGTCCAGGATTTCGTCAATCAATGCAATCGGCTCCTCAAGCCGCCTCCGCCACCGGCCCCACCACCCGGTGCAATGTCGCCAGGTGGGCCAATCCCTGGCGCCCCGCCGATGCCTACTGCCGGGGGCCCGCCGGCTCCTGGTGCACCTATGCCGCCTCCCGGCGCTAACGGAGTAATGCCGACATGACGATGAACGTGATACCTGACACGCAACCGAATCAATCCGCCGCGGCGGCCACCTCCGAAGCGGCGCCTCCATCACCGGCAGAGACGCCTGAGATGCCCGCGGAGCCCCTCACGCCAGGTGAAGCCGCGAAGGCAGCTCGCGGCCGCGCCGAGGAGCGCGCGCGGCTCGAACGTGTGAAGCGAAAGTCCGATGCACTACATGCAGACCGGCAAAAATTCGAACGTGAGCGTCGGGAACACGCGGAGGCGCAGGTTGCGACGGAGAAGACGCGCACCGCGGAGATAGCGGAGCTGCGCCGAGAACTTGCGGAATATAAGCAGGGTAATCCGCTGTTGAAGCCGGGTGTCGATGTCAATGCTCACCTGCGTGAGCTCGTCGCCCAGGGGACTCCCGAAGCGCAAATCATACAGATGCAAAAGGCAATGACCGAGCAAAAAGAGGCGTTCGAGGCACGCCTCGCGGAGATTACCGGGGCGACGAAAGCGCGCGAAGAAGAGGAAGCGAAACGCCTCGCCGAGATACAGCGCACTCAGGATGAGGGGAAGCTGAGACAGTTTACCCTCTGGGTTACTGGCGATGAGATGAAGTCGAAATTCAAGCACTTGAATGCCGAGTTCTCTCAGACTGAGATTTTTCATCAGGTAGCCGCCGTCGCCGATTGGGCGAAGAAAAACGACAAGGCATACTCCGCGAGCGAAGTCGCGGATTATCTTGAAGGTAAGGCAAAACAGGTACATACTGAGAGAACAGAGCGCCGCGGATTGCTCCTCGGCGCCCCGCCCCCCGCGTCGACGGTCGCAGTAACACCGGCATCCAAGGTCGCCCAACCAGCAAATGGGAAGAGGATTCCGGTGCAAGAGCGACAGAAGACCAAGGAGGAGGAGATTGAAGCCGATTTAGCTATTCTCCGCAAAGCCTCTGAGGCAGACCGAATCGCACGAAGCGCCGGAAAGAAGTAGTTAAATCTTTCCACTGTTTCGAGGTTTCCCATGCCGGCTGGTGATGCAACAGTAGCAGCGCTCACTAACATTTTGAAGACGCGCTACGACCAAAAAGTCTTTCGCCAAATGTTCTATAAGAAGGCGCCCTTCATCGGGCAACTTCGAAAAGATGAGAAGTTCGGCGGCAATAATGCTCGAATTTCTCTTCGCTATGGTGCCCCCCAAGGCGGCTCATTCAACTTGCAAATCGCAATGGCGAATGCGACGTCGTCCAGCGATGTTGGCTTCCTCCTGACGCGCGCTAAAGACTACCAGGTGTCCGGAATCAGCGGTGAGGCATTGGCAACCGGCGACGGTGACGAGAACACCATTTACAATACGCTGCGCGGCGAAATGGAGGGTTCGATGCGGAATTTGAACCGCTCTCTCCAGATTGGCGCATGGCGTAATGGTGGCGGGCAGAGAGGGCGGTTGGCGAATAGCACGACGGCGACCGCGGTCGGGACTCTCTTGCAAGCCGCTGATATTGTCGGTTTCGAAGTCGCAATGAAGGTTGATTTGAGTGCGGATGATGGCTACAACAACGGCGGCGCGCTCGCGGGTGTGAAGGCAAACGGTCCGCTGACCGTTGTCGCCGTCGACCGCACCGCGGGCACCATCACGTTCAACGCAAATATCAATACCATCACGGGCGCGTCTACTACGGATTATCTGTTTCGAAATGGCGACTACAGCCTCGGCCCAGCGGGTGTTTTTCGCTGGGTTCCGGCTACGGCGCCCACGACGGGCGACTCCCATTTTGGAGTAGACCGGTCCGTCGACGCCGTGCGTCTCGCCGGTATTCGCTATAACGGCAACGGCGGAAACAAGGAGGAGACCATCATCGATGCGGCCGAATTAGCCAGCCGCGAGGGTGCCGAGGACCTCACGTGTTTCATCAACAATTTGGACCGCGCTGACCTGGTAAAAAGCCTCGGGAGCAAGGTGATTTACGAGCCGGTGAATTCCACCGATGGCGATATCGGCTTCCGTGCACTTTGCATCGAAGGACCCGATTCGACCATCAAAGTGTTCTCCGACGTGAACATTCCGCGAGGAGAGTTCGCGCTCCTCGAAATGGATACGTGGGTGTTGAAGAGCGCGAAGGGCGTTCCGCGCATCCTCGACGACGACGGCCTGAAAATGCTGCGCGAAGCCAACAACGACGGCTATCAATGGCGCATGGGTGGGTACTTCCAGTATGGGTGCGAAGCTCCTGGGTACAACCTCCACGGCACCTGGTAATTTGGCTAAGCCACTAAACAATTTGGAGGCCAAATAAATGAGCTCTCATAATTTCGACCGCGGCCACCTGCTGCTTGGAAAGCGCCAGGCCCACATTTTCGGCTCGTTCGCCGCGCCAACTGGTGTAGGTGGCGCAGGTGCCGCCAACGGCGCATTCGACCCAACTAGCGTCAAGGGACTTGGGTTCGGGTATGCGCCAAATCAGCAAGGCATCATGGCTTTGCAAGCGGCCGCCCGCCCGGGGATTTCATCAGTGCCCGGCGTCATTTGGGTTTCGGCGGGTGTCTATACAATGACACTCGATGACAGTTACATCGATGCCACGGATTGGGAGGCGCACGTCATCCCGCCGTCGGGCGGCACGCTCACCAACATCGCACGAATTCTCACGCTTCCAACGTTGTTGGGGACTGGTGGGAAGGCTCCGACATTCACATTTAATGTGGCCACTTCGGGCGGCACACTCACGGATTTCGGTCCGACCTATCGCATTGGTTTTCATCTTTGGCTGCGCGATTCCAGCGTCGGCTTCTCGAAGCCGTAGGGATATGTCAAATGGCTAAAAGTGACATCACCAAAGATGACCCGCTCGGAATGCTAATGGGCAAAGACGCGCCGACGACGCCCGCGGAGGAAGACGCGCTCGGCGAGGACGATGGGCTCGGCGCCGCGCAAGCGCTCCTCGACGCCATCCACGCCAAAGATGCGGCCGGCGTGCGCGATGCGTTCTCTGCCCTCAATCTCACCGTGAAGCCACCCGGTGAAGACGACATGGAAATGGCGCCAGAGGGCCCGGAATAGACCATGGCGCGCTTAGTAAGTCTCACCACGTTGACGGCACGCGTGAAGCAGCGCGCGAACGTCGAAGTGGCGTCTAACAGCGCGCTGTATTCCGCCGCCGAGCTCACGGATAACATCAATGAGGGGTTGGCAAAGCTGTATGATTTGATTATCGCGCAGCAAGACCAGCCCTACTATTTAAGCTCGGTCAACTTCAACACCGTAAATGGGACGGAAGTCTACAAAATTGGCGCCGGCCAGCTCATAAACGTGTCCGATTTCTACAAGGGAAAAGGACTCGATGTCTCATTTGGCCAGCAAATAGTCATCTCTGCAAGACCATTCATGTGGAGTGAGCGGAATCGATTCAAATGGTACCCCGGTTGGATTTATAGCCAGCCGGTTTTCTACCAATTCATTGGCAAGGCGTCCGGCGCGGTCGCCAATGCGGGGACAGATTCAATCAAATTGATTCCGATGCCAAATGGTCAGTTCAACTGCACCTTGTGGTACTACCCCGTATTGGCGCCGTTGGTTTCCGGCGCAGACCAGTTCGACGGCATCAATGGGTTTGAAGAGTACGCGGTGCTCGACGCCGCCATCAAAATTCTCATCAAACAAGAGCGGTTCGACCACGCCAATTTGTTGATGGCGCGGCAACAACAGGAAGAGCAACGCATTATGGCCATGCTCGTCACGCATGATGCTGAGAATCCTCAACGCGTGCAGGATGTCACTCTCAATGACGGTTGGATAGGCCGTCCGGGCTACTAATCGGGCGCGTAGCCCAAAGGAATTTGCAACCATGGCACTCACGACAACGAACGCTCAAATCAGCATCCAAGATGGGCCGCTGCCCGCAGTAAATCTTATATCGGGAACGAGCATTGGCTTGTTTACTCCCGGCGCTACCGTGACATTTGCACTTCAATCCACTACGGGTATCGCACGTGCAGAATACACGCTTATCTGCCCGCGTTATCCTGGCCTTCACCAGAACACGTTCGTTTGGACGCCTGGGCAGGTGAACGCGTTCACGGTAGTCATGCCGGCCAACACCGAAGTCAGTTCGGCGTCAACGTTGAGCGGGATTCTCGTTGCAGTTACGGTCAGCGATGGTGTCAGTGGCATCGCATCGGCGGCCAACTATATCGAATCGAAAACTGGGGGCGATTCAATCGACTTCCAAATGGCGGCTGACTATGTCATCGTCGCAGCGCTTCCTGCATACACCAATACGGCGGGTTCCCTTCTGGGAAATGCCAATGGCGCTATTACAAGTACTATGGCCGATGGTGTGACACCCGCAGTCGGTGACACATTCCTGCTCCCGCCGGGGATTGCCGGCGCGGCCGTCGACGTCGGACTCTACGTCATCACGGCGGTCGGTGCTGCGGGCGCGAAGTTCAGCGCTGTGCAGGCGAGCAGCTGGCAACAAAGCGCAATCATCCCGAACAAGGCTGAAATCCTCATCGCGCGCGGGACGGTGTTTGCCGGCACCACGTGGGTGGTCACCAACACCGGGTCAACCAATGCAGTCGGAACTGCATCATTTACGCTCTACCCGCGAGCCGTGTTTCAGAGCGTGACGTTGAGTGCGTCGGGAAATCGCGCCATCACCAATGTGCCTATTTTGAGCGCCACGCAAAGCCTCGTGGTCTGCGATAAAACGGCCAGCGGGGGTACGGTGACATCGACCATTCGCTATGAGACTGCAGCGGCTCCGACGCCGGGAGCGCTCGGAACGGCGACGACCACGGTGCAAGCATCCGTGGCGGCAGGCACCGCGAATACCGCTGACCAATCTGTTCTCACGGTCGGCATCTTCAACCAGGTCTAAGCATCATGGCGGCCCCGGCTACCAAAAATTCGGCGCCGCGTGCGTCATCTATCCTTTCTCAGGAGAACACGGCGAGCACACAAGGAGGCAAGCCCGCCCCACCCGGCGCCCCACTGAGTGTCACTACGAAATCATGGGTGACACTCAAGCGGGTGTTTTTTACTGCGTCTGATGTTGGAGCCACCGACAAGCTCTTCGACATCCTCAACAAGCTGCAGGAAAGCATGCTCGGGGTGCTGGGCGTAGTGTCGACCAACCAACTCATACCGGGAAATATTCTTCGCGGAGTGACATTTACCGCCGGGCAGACGAAGGTGCTTGCGCACGGATTGGGGCGAGAGTGGCAAGGGTATTTTTGCGTGCACGCCACCGACAATAGCAACTTCCCATCATTTACAGATGGCGTTTACCCAGTTGGTGTCAAGGCTGATTCTGTTGTGCCGCTCTTCAGCGGAGGTTCTGGCACCTATGACATTTATGTCTTCTGATTGAGGGACAGGACACATGCCGCTCCGAAAAGCACTGATTGAAGCGCCACTCTCGAGCGGATTAAATCAAGAGAGTGACCGGCGAAGTCTGGCGATTGATGGGGCCGTGTCGATGACGAATTGCGTCCGCACCAAAAGCGGCGCGATTCGAAAACGTGTGGGGTGCAAACGGCTGGCGAGCACCCTCAAACGCGGCGCTATTTCCCACTCTGAATTCGGGTCGGTGCGCGGGGTGAATTATGGCGCCAGCCCATTGCATTTCGATGGCTATGTGTTCTCTCAGTACTCGGATGCCGAAGCCACTTGGACACTACTCGATTCGACACCGGAAGCCGTGGCGCTGGACCATATTTCTGTCGCGGCCATTGGCCCCAACACCGGGTTGTTTCAGGGCTCCGATATGGCCTATGCGGCCACTCAAAATTACTACATTACTATTTACACCAACAATCTCACGTTGAACCCTTCGTCGAATACGCTCACGGGTTCGATAAATACCGTCGTGACGGATGGAAGTTCTGGGGCAGTAGTCCAACCTTCGCTCATCATCGATACATATGGCGGAGTCAATCAAATACCCGCGTTCCCGAAAATTATCGTATGCGGCAACTTCGCCATTGCCTCGTGGATGCGAATAGGTGGCGCCTCAGCGGGTTTATATTTGAGCCGCCTCGATTTAACCAACGTGAACGCCGGTTGGAGTGCGCCATCGTTATTTGATGCTGCAATCGTCCCAAGTCTAGTTTGCACCTACGATATCACTCCCGTGGTCGGCGACCCCACTCGTTTCGCAGTTGCGGACATCGTTTCGGCTGGCGGTAACAACAAGGTCGTCACGGTCAACCCGTCAACATTTTCGATTGTCCACACATTCAACAGTGTGGGGACAGCGGCCACCGGCACAATCACCATTCTTGCGACTCTCGGAGAGCAATGTTGGGTTGCATACATGAAAGTTGCCGGAGGAGTAAATACTCCGGAGGCGTGGTCATTCAATGACACAAGTTTCGCTCAGACAACCCCGGTCAATTGGGGTAGTTACACGATTGGCGGGTATTCCCAAATGGGAATCGCTCGCCTGTCGAGTACTTCGGCGTATGTGTTCTACGGAGTATTCGATAGCACCCCCGCGCCTCATTTGGTATCGACATATGCACAACAGGTGAGCGTTATCGCGGGAGCTGCAAGTGCAGTCGGAGCGACCAAGCGAACGCCGGGCGTCCTTCTGAGCAGTAGGCCTATCGTCATCACCACGACGGTTGGCGTTCGCTGTTACTCGATGGTCATCGTCGCGAGCTCGCTCCAAGGCACGCAAGCGCTCGTTTGCTACGATTGGTTTGGCGTTGTGGGGGCGCCCGCCAATTCTCCAGCGCGTCTTGTGGTGACGGTGGCGCCCCGATTGGCGAAAGCGATTGGGTCTGCAAGTCTCGCATCGCCAGACCAAATTGGGCCCACCTATCCATGTCAACTAGTTGCGACATCGTCGACGACGATTGCCACGCTGACGTACGTGAATACGTCGCTCACCCGCATCGGAATGTTCATTCAACCGTTCGATTTCGCTTCTCAGCTCCGATATTTTGGCAACACATTGGCTGGGAGCAATACATTGGGATTGAGTGCTGGGGCGCCGTTCACATTCGACGGCCAGGTGCCAGCGGAGATGGGATTCCTCTGGTACCCAGAAGTCATCACCGGGGTGACTGGCGCCGGGTCGATGACGGGCGTTTTTCAGTACGTCATAACCTACGAGTGGACGGATGCAGGCGGTAACATTCACCGCAGCGCCACGAGTCCGCCATTCGTGATTACGTTGGCTGGCAACAACGTCACACTCACTCTTCCAACACTCGGAATTACGTGGAGGCAACGCCCGCAAGCGACGGTATTTTTCGGGGCCGCGCTCGCGGAGAATGCCGCGCCCGCTGTCAAGATTTGCGTTTATGCGACTGTCGCAAATGGCGCCATTTTCTATTTCATCGGCTCAAGAGACAACGATACGAGCACGAGCTCAGTGACATTCTTGGACACCGTTGGCGGGCTAACTAACGCGGCACTTCTCTACACGACGGGCGGAGTACTCGACAATTTCATTCCACCCTCCGCTAGAATTTGCATAACGCACAAGAATCGATTCTTTCTCAGTGGGTGCGACGACCCGACAGTCATCTGGCCGTCGAAAGCATTCACTTCCGGTGAGGTACCTGGATTCAACGAAGACATGAATATCTCCGCGACGGGTGCAGTAACCGCGCTCGCATCAATTGATGAAAAGCTCATCGTGTTCGTTCGCCGAGGCACCGACCAATTTGGTATCGAATATGTCGTGGGTGAGGGGCCATTCGACACCGGTAGCTCAAATGATTGGACGAATCCGCCGCAGCCCGTACCGAGCAACGTGGGCGCCGTCGACCAACGTAGCATCGTGGTGACGGAGCTCGGGTGCATGTTCCTCTCACCTACTGGGGCGCCCAATGGCGGCGGCGGGATTTTCCTCCTATCGAGGGATTTGCAGGTGCATTACCTCAGTGGAAATGTCGAAGACTACATCGACGCGAACCCCATTTGCACGGGGGCGGTTGCGCACCCTAGTCAAGGGCGGGTATATTTCGAAATGGCGCCCAATGATTCGCCGACGGTCGGCACTGGGGCCCGGCTCGTGTACGACTACATCGCGCAGTGCTGGAGTGTCGACTCGCATTTCAGTTTTGACTTGGGGGGTGATTTCGCGGCCGCGCGCTCCACTTGGGTAGCCGGCGGGCGGGGTGACACCCTCGGCGGCACGGCGAATATGCCGCTGGTCTATTGGACCGACGTGACGGGCGCTGTCTATCGTGAGAACAGCGGCGTCTTGGTCGCGAATGCTTACGTAGATGCGCATCCGCTCGCCTCGGTCACGCATTGGGTTACGGCCACGTTCACGTCCGCATGGTTCAAGCCGTCTCTCTCTGGATTCGCGCGATTTTGGCGCGCGCAAGTGCAAGGAGACCGGCTTGACCCAGCGCAACTTTCCGTGGGGTTTCAGTTCGATTACGCCCCTTCGAGCTACTACACCGAAACCAATTCGTGGACGGATGCCGCTATCGCAGCCTTCGACCGAATCCCGCAAGTGGATATCGAGCATCTGGTCGGTAACCAAAAAGCGAAGGCCATTCAGGTGACATTGACGGACACTCAGCCCATTGGGGGCTATACTACAGGACAAGGGTTTTCATGGGCCAGCATCTCACTCGAAGTGGGAGTTGACGACCAAGGCCGCAATCAAAATTTGCCGCCCGGACAACGCGGATAGGAGTATTTATCATGGGTCAGACAACTATGGATTGGACGGGGGCAAACGACGCGTTCTCCGGCTCATACGACCCAAATCAAACCTACGGTCGGCAGGACCCTGGTGCCTATGGCAACGAAGGCAACGATTTCGGCGGCAGTATCTTCGGCCAAGCATCCGCGCCCGACAATGTCTATTTCGGCGGGACTCCGTTGGCCGCGGGTGGTATGGCTCACGACTATAGAGCAGCGGCCGCGCGCGCGTTGAAGCAAAAAGGGCCTCAAATAAACGGGGCCGGGGTCGACGCGTACAACCAGCAAATCGGGGGAGCCAATGCTGGATTCGGGAACGCACAACAGGGAAATAGTGATGCGCAACTGAATCAGCGTACGGCTATGGGCCAATTGTTCGAAGCTGCCCGCGGTAACGGGCCATCTGCGGCTCAGAACCAACTCCAGTCGGGTCTGGAACAAGGCATTGCTTCCAATATGGCCATGGCCAATTCGGCGCGCGGACAAGCCGGCATTGCAAACGCGCAGAAAAACGCGCTCGGGTCGAACGCGCAAATGGCCGGGACTGCGGCAAATCAGGCCGCGCAACTCCGCGCTCAGGAGATGCAGCAAGCGCAGTCGCAATACGCCGGCATGTCGAATCAAATGCAGAACCAATACGCCCAACAACAACAGGGCTATTTAGGACTTGGGATGCAAGGCGCGGCGGGGCTGCAGGGAAACGCGTACAATCAAGCGCAGCTCCAAGCGGGTCAAAACGCGCTCAATCAACAGGGCGATTTGGCGTATCAACAGTTGGCGTTCAACGCGCATGCTCAGAACATGCAAGCGCAAATGAACAACCAAAACAATGCCTATGGCCTGAATGAGGGCAATGCCGCAGCCGCCGCCAAAGCCGCTTCGGGCCTCATTGGCGCGGCAGGCAGCGCGATGATGATGTCTGATGTGCGCGCGAAAGACAACATCCGAGATGCGGGGCCGAAGCTGGACGAAGCGCTTGGGGCGTTGCATGCGAGCCAGTATGAGTACAACGTGCCGGGGCAACCGTCGGGGACGCA